AGTAACATAACCATCTGTAACTAACTTTCTCATAGCTCCACTTATAGTTCTTGAAGAAGTAAACAATCCTTCTCCTATATCTTTTGCTTTAAATAAATTATTCATTTTTTCTATATTATTTTGCATAAATATAATAATATTTTTACCATTCTCTGTAATTTCTTGGGTAGTGGATTCTTTTACTTTTTTAAAAGATTCAAAATATTCTATAGCACTTCCAATATCATAATCAATAGAATTACTCTCTTGGAAATTGTTAATAAAATCATCTACCATTAAAATAAAATTTTGTTTATTTGATATTTTTGCCATTTAAATTCTCCATTTTAAGAAATTTTATATTTATCATATATAAATATTATAACAAAATTTTCCAAAAAGGTCAATAGATGAAGGGATTTGCGTGAACAAATCCCTATTCAAATATTTTTTAATGATAATTTAATCTTCTTCTGAATCTACATCAAAGTCTAAACCTTTTGAAGTTAATTTCAAGAATTTAACTTTATCGTGAGTCCCATCAGCATTCTCAACTTCAGCTTCAATTCTTTCTCCTAGTCCTTTTTTTACAAAAGAATTAAAAGTACCTGTAACTTGATTCACTTGTAGATCAAGCTCACTAGCAACTTGATGTACAGTAACATCTCCATTTTCAATCTCTTGTAGATAACTCATAATTTTTTTTGCATTCTCCGATAGTTTACTTGCCATTTATTTTTCCTCCATTAAATCAATTTATTATTATTAAGGTATATCCCTTAACTATAATTATTATAAAATATTTTTCTAAAAATGTCAATATAAAACTTCAATTAAATATTGATTTTATAGTACATGCTCGCGCAGGCTTATCATCTCTAAAACGAATAAATTTAGGATGTCTTAAAGATTCTTCATTTAACTGCATACAATCACAAACTAATACTTCCCCAATATATTTCTCTGGTTCTTCAGCAAATTTTTGTCTCAATTCATCTGTTAAACCAGATGAAACATTACCAATTTGTTTTAAATTACCTTCTTCATCATATAATCCTATTTGAATAGAAGTTTTCCAATTATAAAAATAAGGTTTTTTTACTGGTATATACCCAGGAATATTATGATAGTTTCCCTGAACTCGAGTCCCATCTTTTTCTTTAACCCAATAAATCCAAGATTCTGGAGAATTTCCATCATAATCTTTTGTAGCATTATCAAAACCCATACAAACTACATCAATAGTGTCATGTTTTTTCCATTTTATCATTTTCCATGCAGGTTTTTTTCCCTCAAAATAAGGGGAAGTTTTTAATTTTAAAACAACTCCTTCTTCTCCTTGATTTAAAGCTTCTAAGACAAATTCGTAAATATTTTCAGTTACTATATTTGCAAGTTTTATATATTCTTTATTACATAAATCATGATATTCAAACATAATCTTTAAAGCATTATATCTATCTATTGCTTTTAATATAGAAATTTCTCGTCCATCATATTTTAAAATATCATGTATATAAAAATGTAAATAACCTTTCTCTTTTTGCCTTGAAATAGCTTTAGGAGGCAAACATCTTAAAATAGTTCCAACTTCGTCACTACCGTTATCTTTTATTTCTGGATAGTAAATTTCTCCAATAATAACTGTTTCATTTGGTAGAACATTTAAAATATTTTCTAAATGTGGCATTTTTGCAATATTTTCAACAGGTAATCCAGTTTTTTTACTTTCTCCACGACTAAACATATAGCATTTACCAGTTTTACTTTTTGAAAATTGATACCAATTTCCATCTTTCTTTAATTGTGCAAAATATTCTCCACTTTCACAAATTTTTTCTATCATATGAGTTTTATGTTTTGGTAAACTCCAAACATCCATTGATTCATAAATAGAAGTTTCTGGATAGTATTTATTTACTATCTCTTGTAAATACATAATATAATATCTCCTTAATAAAAGAAATACAAAATTTTATAGCATTAAATTATTGTCTTATAAGTAGCAAAAATAAGTATATTTTTTTGTGATTGGATTTAAAAATTTTTTATATACTTTAGAACCTTGTTTAAATTCTGCTTGAAACACTACATTATTTGGACAATTGATGCCATCTAATGCTATTTTAGCATTAGTAATACATCTTAAAGGAGGATACTCTTTCCATCTATTAGAATTTATACTATTAGTATATTGGCCTTTTTGAAATATAACTCCTTTAATTGTGGAAGGGAAACCTTTTCCTATCTTACTCCTATTAATTGCGACTCTTGCTACTAACTGTTGGTGTTCATTAGTACACCAATTACTTCCAGCTTCACAATTAATTAATTTAGCTAATAATATTATATCTTCTTCTAAGATTAAATTTTCATATGTTTGAGTAGAATTTGATCTACTTACTATTGAAGTAGAAGAAGAAGGGATAGATTCAATAGAAGAATCAATTTTTAAATTTTCTTCTATTTTTATATTATTATTATAATTTATTTTTTCTTTATTGTCAATATGTAAAATTAATAAAGACGTAAAAATAATTAGTAAAATAGTTATTATTATAATAATTTTTGTTTTAATAGTATTCATATTACTTATCTCCTATCTTTTGAATTAAATTTTATTTTAATTCTATCCTTTAGTTATAGTAGTTATAAATACTATAAAATTTTCATTTATATTATGTGTATATTATTTACATTACCAGTTTTCACAATATGATTACCTTGTGTTGATCTTCCAACTGTTGGAACATTACTACATGGAATTTTAATTAAGGTATCATTACTATAAATTATTATGTTATCATTATCATTAACTGATAAAATATTTATAGATTGATCTTGATAATTTAATTTACATCCTATTAAACCAACTCCATTACGTTTTTGAATAGTATATTCTTCTTTTTTAGTTTTCTTTACAAAACCATTTTTAGTTATAATTAAAATATATTCTTTATCTTCATAAATTGGAGTAATAGAAATTGCTTCATCTGAATCTTTTAATTTAATTCCATTTACCCCTATTGTATTTCTTCCAGTAGAAGATATTTCTTGTGATTTAAATTTAATTATAATTCCATTTTTAGTTAAAATTGAAACAGGTTCTTCATTAATATAACAAATACTTACTACTTCATCATCTTCTCTAAGTTTAATACCAATTGCGCCATTGCGTTTGATATTATTATATTCTTCGATAAAAGATTTTTTTACTATTCCTTTTTTAGTTAAAAATAATATATATTTATTATTAGTTTTAGATAATACATTAATAATTTTTTCTTTATCTAAATTTAATAAATTAATTAAATTACTATTATCTTTTAATTCTGATATATTTATATTATATATTTTACCATTATTTAAGAAAATGCTTAAAGAATTAGAAGTTAATGTATTAATTATATAAATATAATCATTCGTATTCTTTTTATTTTTGAAGCTTTTATCTTCAATAACTTTTATATTATATTTTTTATCAATAGCAATAGTAATAGGTTTAATAATAATATCAGGTTTACTTTTTTTAGTTTTAATTATATCAATTTGAGTTATATCAGTAAGTCTAGGTTTTTTATATTTAATTTGAATCTCTTTTATCTCTTTTATAAATAATTGATTTAATAAATTAATATCAGCTAAAATTGCTTCTAATTTTATTTTTTTATTATTTAATTCTAATTCTTCTTCTTTTAATTCTTGCACTTGTAATTTAGTTAAACCAGATAACCTCATATCTAAAATAGCTTTAGCTTGTAAATTATTTAAATTATAAGTTTCTATTAATGTCTCAAGAGCTTCTACATAAAAATTACTTTCTTTAATAATTTTAATTACATTATCAATATCAGCTAAAGCAATAATTAATCCTTTGACTATATTAAGTCTAATAAGAATTTTTTGTAGATCAAAATTAATTCTTCTTGTAAGAACCTCTTGTTGGAAATCAACATAAAATTTAATTAAATTTTTTAATGATAAAACTTTAGGTTCTCCGTTTACTAGGCAAGTATGATTAATAGAGTAAGTATTTTCTAATTGCGTTTTTGAGAATAAAATATTAGCTATATTATGAGGATCATATCCTTTAGCAATTTCTACTACTAATGCAATATTTTCATCACTTTCATCCCTAACATCAGAAATACCTTCAATTTCTTTTTTCTCACACAAATTTACAATATCTTCTATTATTTTTGTTTTTTTAGTCATATAAGGAAGTTCAGTGAAAATTAATAAATCTTTTTTTGCTCTTTGTTCAATTTTATACTTTGAACGGATTCTAATTCTTCCTCTTCCATTAGTATAACCTTCAAGTAA